TTCCAATGTCTACTGATGTAGGCTCACAACTAGAGATGCTTTCTCGCCCTGAGTTTGGTGGCGCAATGGCAGAGCCGGAAACTATTGCTGCATTGCGTGGCAATCTGCCTATGACCAATGTAGTTGATCCTGCCGCAGCCAATCGTGCCGCATTAGATTTCCTACGGCAAACAGATCCGGCTAAGTTTATTGAACTAACAACTCCAAAAGCAGAGGCAACACCATCTGCAATTAAAGAATATCAATTTGCTGTAGGTCAAGGCTATCAAGGATCGTTCCAAGACTTTCAATTAGCTCAAAAAGCAGCCGTTGCTCCAAAAGTAATGGTTGATATGACTGGCGGTCAAAAAGGCTTTGAAAATGAGATGAAACTCAAATCAGAGTTTAGGTCTGAGCCAGTATATAAGGCTTATGGAGAGATGCAATCAGCCTACGGTCAAATTACCGACTCATTAAAAGCAGCAAGCCCAGCAGGTGATTTGGCGGCAGCGACTAAGTTTATGAAGTTATTAGACCCAGGTTCAGTAGTTCGAGAGTCTGAGTTGGGCATGGCAATGGCAGCATCAGGCGCATTGGATCGTGCTAAAAACTATGCACAATTGCGTATTAGCGGAGAAAAATTAACCGAAACGCAAAGAAAAGATTTTGCAAAATTAGCCAACGATTTATTTTCTACAGCGACAACCGCATACAATACAAAGCGTGGCGAGTTTGAACAAATGGGTACTGCTTACGGATTAGATGCTAATCGTGCATTGGGCGCACCAGCTAAGATGCCAAGCAAAAACATTAAGGTGAGTTACTAATATGTCATATTCCATTACTACCGAAGATGGAATTACGATTGACAACATCCCAGATAATGTTGATCCCAATTCCCCTGAGTTAAAGGCTAGAGTTGCTGCATTGAGAGCTACTGGTGTAGATAAACCAACAAAAAAAGAAGAATCTATTGTTGAACAAATCTCACAAGGCGCAGCATTGGCAGTAAAACAACTTCCACGCCAATTAGGATTAACTGCTAGGGCTGGTATTACTGGTGCGGCTGGATTGCCTTTAATGGCTGGAGATGCCTTAAACCAGTTAATCAATATGATTGGTGGTAACTTGCCAATGGCTAGTAAATCTATGCAGACATTACTTACATCTGCTGGATTGCCTGAGCCTGCCACAAAAGAAGAAAAAATATCGCAAGATGTTGCGTCTGCTTTAGCTGGGGTTGCCGCACCTGCTGCATTGGCACAAAGAAGCCTACAGGCGGCACAAACTACTGGCGCACAAGCCCCTGCATTATCTCGCTTTTTTGCTGAGAATGTCCCATTACAAGCCTCTGCTGCTGCCGGTGGCGCATTAGCTTCTGCTGCTGGTCGTGAATACGCTGATGTAGGCGCTGGCGGTCAATTAGGCTTGGCTATGCTTGGCGGCATGGTAGCGCCTAGTGGTATGGCTGGTGGCGCACAAGTATTAGGCAGAGCAGGCAGAGAAGTTGTTAGGCCATTTACCGCAGGCGGCAGAGAGGCTATTGTCGGCAAGGTATTAGAGCAATTAGCTAATAGGCCACAAGGACTAGCGCAGCGTTTAGAGGAGTTTCAAGCTCCAATAGGAGGGTATACACCCACTACCGCACAGGCAAGCCGAGATGTAGGACTTATCTCTGCTGAAACCGCTATTCGTGGAATGGACACTACTGGTCAGTTTGCTGCACAAGCATCGCAGGCAAACAAAGCTCGTATGACAATCCTAGATCGTATGGCTAAAGATCAAGATGCCGTAACTCAAGCAATCGCAAAACGAGATGAAGTTACTGCCCCTATGCGTGAAGCTGCTTTTGCTGCATCTACACAAACCCCAGAGCAGATCCAATCGGCTACTACTTTAGTAGTTAATAAACAAATAGATAACATCCTTAATTCAGATGTAGGCAAACGAGCAACAGTACAAAATGCAATGAAGTTTGCAAAAGATTCTATTGCAAGGGCTGATACCGTTGGTTCTTTGTACGAGGTTCGTAAAGATTTACGAGCAGCACAACAAGGGCTTTTGGATAAAGAAGGCTCTGCTTTTAGTCTAGCAAGCAAAGAATTAAATACAGTAATTAAGGCTGTAGACGATGTAATCGATTCTTCTGCGCCTGGTTATAAAGATTATCTACAAAAGTATGCTGCCGCAAGCAAAGGCATTGAGCGTTTGGGAGAGGCGCAGACCTTTAGGTCTAAGGTTTTATCCACAACTCCTGACCCAATCAATGTTGGCGATTTTATGATTTCCCAGCCATCCTTTGCAAGAGCCATTCGTGCAACTGCAAAAGATACTAAGTTATCGGAAATGCAAGTTCGGGTACTAGAAAAGGTAGGCCGTGATTTAGACTCAGGCGTATTAAACCGTTCCGGCAAAGTGCCAGGCTCAGACACATTTAAGAACTTGTCTACAGCCAATGTTATTGGCGGCATTATTGGTAAGCAGATGTTTGGCGAAGTGCCTCCAATTGTTAATAAAACAATTGCACCTTTAAACTGGCTATATAACGGCACAGACGATCAAATTAGGGAATTGTTAGTGCAATCTATGTTAGACCCTAAATTAGCGTCAAGACTGCTTACAAAGGCTTCTACGACTACGGTTGAGCCACTAAGCAGAGAGTTGCAAAAGAAGGCTCTAAGCATCGGATATGGCGCTGCATTTGGCTTATCAGAATAACGCAATAAAGTTATAATCAAGGAAAATCATGGCATATACAAAATACTCCCTTACCCCAGCTAATAATAATGCTGCTCCTCCTGATGGCGCTCCAGAAGGAATGTTGCCATCAGCAGTAAACGATACTATGCGTGATATGATGGCGCAGATTCGTGATGTAGGCGATGGCATTCGGGGCGGCACATATACCATGACTGCTCCTGTTATTACAGGCGGTTCTATTACTGGTGTGGCTTTATCAGGGAATACCCTAACAAACCCAGTCATTACTGGTGGCTCAATCAATAACACGCCTATCGGCGCATCTACGGCCAACACAGGTGCGTTCTCTACATTAGCCGCAACAGGTGTAGCTACATTCTCTGCTGGCACAGTATCAGCCCCAGCTATTACTACTACAGGCGATACCAACACAGGCATTTTCTTCCCAGCAGCCGACACTATTGCCTTTACAGAAGGTGGTGTTGAGAGTATGCGGATTGATAGCGCAGGAAATGTTGGAATTGGTACTGGCGCAATTACACAACTTTTTTCTAACTATACACAGCTTGGAATTAAAGGTGGCACAACAACTGCTGGTGGAACTTTGCAATTTATTAATAGCGCAGGAACGCCTATTACAAACCTTGTTTGCGATACTAACTTTACTTATTTGGCTGCTGTCGGTGGTACTGGAATAGTATTTTCAGTAGGTGGAAGTGGTACTGGTTCAGAAAAAATGCGTGTCAATGATGCTGGTAATGTAGGTATTGGTACTGCTAGTCCTACTGTAAAACTTGATGTTACTGGAAATTTAAAAGTAACAAATTCATCAGGCTCTACCATTGTTGCAAACAGAACATCTAATCCAGGCTCTTTTGAATTACAACATAGCGGTGTTCAAACAGCGCAGTTCTCTGCTATATCAGGTGGTGGATTAGAAATTTACACAGGTTCTAGTCCAGCATTGCGGATGAGTGTTTTATCTACTGGCAACATTTTGTCGCTTGCTGGTGGCTCAACAACCGCTACTGGTACAGGAATAGCATTCCCAGCAACCCAATCCGCTTCATCTGACGCAAACACACTAGATGATTATGAAGAAGGTACTTGGACACCTACTGTTTTTGGCACAAGTACTGCTGGAACTACAACATACACGCAGCAAGCTGGAACTTATACAAAAATTGGTAGATTAGTAACGGCAACTTTTAAAGTTAGTTATTCAGCGGCTACTGGAACAGGGTCATTAAATATTGGTAATTTTCCTTTTTCTGCAAACGCAGGTGAAGCTGTTGGGTCAGTAATGACAGATACCTTAAATATGCCTAATGCTGGTTCATATACTTTGTATGTTGGCGCACCTACTACATCAGCACAAATTTATACAAGTACGGATGATGGTAATTTAACCGCAGTTGTATTATCGAACGAAGCAGCAGTCATTTGGGCAACAATAAATTATTTTGCAACCTAATTAACTAGACCAGATTAGTCTAGTCGGACACTAAAGGAGATTTAAAATGGCATTATCGAAAGAAACAGTAGTAGACCAGATTACTATTACCGAGAACGGCATCGTGCTTTATAGAGAAGCTACACGCATTATGGAAGATGGCAAGCAACTAAGCCAGACATACCACCGCACCAGCCTCACGCCAGCCCAAGACTTAACAGGTCAGCCAGCCAATGTCGTTGCTATCTGCAATGCAGCATGGACACCTGAAATCATTGCGGCTTATAAAGCACAGCAAGAAGCTAATAAGTTAGGATAAAACATGAGCGACATTGATCCTATAGAGTACGGTAAGTTAGTAAATTCCGTTGAAAACTTAGAGCGTAAGGTAGATGCTATGGACAGCGACATTAAAAAGTTAGTGGCTATGGCAGAACGCTCTAAAGGGTCTTTGTGGGCCTTAATGGGTGTGGCCTCTGTTGCCGGTGCGTTCATTAGTTATATTTCAGAAATGGTTTTTAGAAAATGATAATTTATGTCCGATCCGCTAGGTTTAACAGAAGGAGTAAAGGGGCTTAGTTCTGGGCTGGATTCTGCTCGAGAAGCTGGTAAATCAGTTTCTAAACAAATTGAGAACATACAAAAAGATGCAACAGATGTAGCTAAAGAAAGGGCGCAAGAAAGAGTACGAGCAGCTCGTGAGGCAGAACTAAAGAAGGAACGAGCCTTAATAAAGGCTTTAGACGAGTGGAAACGCAAGAAACAAATATCAGACGAAGAAGCAGATTTAAAGATTAAATTTGTAAAGCAGTACGGTGCCAAAGAGTGGGATGCGTTACTTAAAATCAAGCTAGACATTGAGAACATGGAACGCAAAAATAACGAAGAATACCAGCATGATTTAAAGGCAGTAAGGCGAGTGCAATTCTATTGTTTTGTTGCCGCATTGATAGTAACCCTGTGGCTAAAGTTTATTTTAGGAGCTTTTTAAATGTTTCCATTAACAGCGTTGTTTGATGTTGGTATGAAAGTGCTGGACAAGTTTATTCCTGATCCAGAAGCCAAAGCAAAAGCCCAAAAAGAACTGTTAGAACTGCAACAACAAGGCCGATTGGCAGAACTTAATGCTGACAATATAGAGGCGCAGGAGATTACCAAGCGGCAAGAATCGGATATGGCATCTGACTCATGGATGTCTAAAAATATACGCCCTATGACTCTTATAGCCATTTTAGGCGGCTATTTTACCTTTGCCATGATGTCTGCTTTTGGCTACGAAGCAAATCAAAATTATGTAACTCTGCTTGGAAATTGGGGGATGTTGGTGATGTCATTCTATTTCGGGGGTCGCACTTTGGAAAAGATAATGGATATGAAAGCAAAAGATGGCAAATAATTTCCAAGAATGTTTGGTTAAGGTTTTAAAGCATGAGGGCGGTTTTGTAAATCATCCGTCTGATCCAGGCGGCATGACCAACCTTGGAGTTACTAAAAAGGTTTGGGAAGAATGGATCAGGCATGAGGCAGATGAGAAAGAAATGCGAGCATTGACTCCAGCGCTTGTAGGCCCTATGTACGAGATGAAATACTGGCGTACTAGCTATTGCGAGAAACTACCAAGAGGCTTGGATTTATTAGTATTTACTATGGCAGTAAACTCAGGATCAGGCCGCAGCGTTAAGTTACTTCAAGACGCAATCGGTGTAGTGGCAGATGGCGTTATTGGCCCAAACACAATGGCTAAGATAAACGAGGCTAATGTAGAAGTATTGATAGATAAGTTCTCAGAAGCTCGTACATCGTTTTACAAGGGTCTAAAGACATTTCCTGTATTTGGTAAGGGTTGGCTAAGTCGCACAGAATCAGAACGCTTAGAAGCGCTAGAAATGGCCAAGAACGGCTAAAAAGGCTGCGTAAGATCGACATACTTAAAATGCTTGACTGGGACATCAAAAAACAACTCGCCAGCAGGAACTTCTATATTCTTGACCTCTATCAATGGACTGCCTTCAATCACCTGAGCTTTCGCCCAATACGCATGGACTAAGTCTTGAGTTAGTGCAAAAAATAGCACAGGCAGATTTTGCTGAAATAGCTTCTCTTTACGCAGCGCACAATGAATGGTGGGATAGTGGCAGTAGTCCCAGCCACGAACTTCTACTTCAATATAACCAACTAACTTATCTGCTCTATATACGAGCAAATCTACTCCATACACATTAGGGTTTTCCCTACACTCCAATCCCCATTTCATCTTCACCCATTTCGTTACCGCATCCCTCGCTGGGGGATCATAGTAATCATGGAGTTCTTGATTAAATTGTTTAGTGGTCATGGGCGCTAGTTTGATAGGAAGTGAACTAGCCAAAAACTTGTGAAGGATACAAGCCTATCTCTTAGTGGGGTTATGGGGCTAAAGCAGCTTCTTTCTGAGCCTTTAGCATTGGCGCTGTTTTACGGATTGTTTCTAGTTCCGCTACAAACGCCTGCTCTATCTGCTCAATCGTAAAGCCTTGCCTTAGAAACTTTAATACCAGGTCGGTGACTTGTTGTTGCATATTAAAAGCAACTCACAATGTTGCCGCAGACCGTACAAGTAGTCATCTTGCCATTTACGATAATCGTAGTAGTTTGGCAGGCATAGGCTACTGTGCCTAGTAACATATATGTTACCAATCCTAAAGCTATCTTTTTCATATCAGTTCCTTAAAAGGGAATGTCATCATCCATCGTTTGCTTAGGCATTTCGTCATCGCCCTTGGCCTTAAAGTTGCTGCGCTCCTTCTCCTTGCCAATCGCAATGCTAAAGAACTTGCCATTCTTGCCTTCCTTAATCCAGCCACTTAGCCAATGCTCTTTGCCATTGACCATGATTGTTCCAGCGTAATCAGGATGGGTCGGTTTCTCTTTGCGGTCATTCTTAAATAGTGATCCGCTACCTTCTTTTGGTTCATAAGCCATTATTGATTTCCTTTAATTTAGAATACATCTCACTCACTTCACCGAGGAATTTTTCTACTTCTGCTTCCATCGCCTTAATGTATTCCTCATCTCTCTCAAGGCGCACTACAAACAACTGTAAATCTTCCGGCAGGCGTGGATCGTAGCTTACAAAATCACACCACTCACGGCCTGTTACTGCCATCTGGCATTGCATCTGCGGCACATACTTTGCAGGCGGCTTGCCACCCAATAAATACTTAATATGTGTCTTGCTGGCAGGCGCTTTTATTTCGATTAAGCCAGTTTCGCCAACCAGTCCGTCTGGGCTACATCCAAACCATTCTATCGTAGGATGATCTACAAACGCAACCTGTTCTACAAATACATTGGCCTGCGCTTCATAAGCGATTCTAGCCATTGGTTCGGTCTGCGTACCCCATTCCATTGCCGCATTGGTAAACGACTCTCCTGGCTCGTTTGTGAGCCTTTGGACTACCAATTCTGTGCGGTAATCTTCCCTAGTAATGGCCTCGCCTGATTTACCTTTAGCCATGACATCAGTAATGCGACTAGCGGTAACTTTGCCTAGCCTAATTGCCAACCATTCTGGTGATCCTTGTTCAATAGTCATACATCAGCCTTTTCCATTGCAATTACCTTTAGCTGGTTAGCTAAAACAGAAACCTCTAAAGCGGCCTTTGCTGCCTCTACATGGTTTTCTTTTAGTTCATGGTTATAAAAACTTCTAAGCATCTTCATTGCTTCTAAATACACTTCTGAATAATCTCTCATTCTTTATCTTCCATTGATTCGTTGTTTGGCTGGGTTATAAATGGTACATCAGAAAGCTCATCCATTTCCCATTTTTTAGCAAACTCAGCAGACATGGCATCTATCGCAGCGTTCCAGCCCAGCGCAAAGTATTCCTGCGGATGGTACGGAATCTTCTCCAGGTTATTGAAAGCCTCTAGGCAATGTTTGTTTATCATTTTTTCTTCCATTTATAAATAACGCTACTGGTCTTTACCTCTGGAACAATGTCCTC